TAATTATGGAACTGAAGGATTGGTTAAACTCAATTAACTTTTCAAAGACAAATTTGATGGAGGATGATCCTGATACAAAGAGGGATTATTCTCCATATATTATTAATCGTTGTTTGTCTGGACATCTAGATTGCATCCTTTTCGTTAATGAAATGAACAAAAGTCATTTCTTAGATAAGGATATGCAGTATTCTTTTTATCTAAATACATTGAGGAAAAAGAAGAGATTCTCTCCTTGGCTCCGTAAGGATAAAATTTCAGATCTGGATTGTGTGAAAAGTTACTATGGTTATAGTAATGAAAAAGCCACCCAAGCTCTGAGGATATTATCTAAAGAGCAAATCGAATTTATTAAACAACGACTTGAAATTGGTGGTAAAAAATGAACCAAACTATTGAACCCCAGGTCAACTGGTCTCAAGACAAGATGATCGAGGTTAAGTTGAATGAACCAGATGATTTCTTAAAGGTTCGTGAAACTCTAACTAGGATTGGAGTTGCTTCTAGGAAAGAGAAGAAACTATATCAGTCGTGTCATATTTTACATAAGCAAGGGAAGTATTATATCGTTCATTTTAAGGAATTGTTTGCTCTTGATGGTAAGTATGCAAATCTTACTGTTAATGATGTTCAGAGAAGAAATCGTATTGCTAGATTACTTGCAGATTGGGGTTTGATATCAGTAGTTAAAGAAGATTCTATTCAAGATATTGCTCCTCTTAATCAGATTAAGGTTCTTCCATACAAAGATAAGAATGATTGGACCTTGGAACAGAAATATAATATTGGTAAGAAAGGAAAGGTAGAGGAAACACAACCAACACAGTAGAGTTTTCCTACTCCCATTTAGAGGGTATCTGTGGTTAAATAGTAGTGTCGCCGTAAGGGACAACAAAACACAAACTCGCTTTTAAAGGAGCTACTATCATGGGAAACCTACAAAGGTATCGCGCTACGGATCTTCCTGCAATAATGGAAAGAATCCATAAGAACAGTATAGGATTGGATACTGTTTTCGATCAATTTTTTAATTTGGACGCCACTCAGGCTAATTATCCACCCTATAACCTTATTCATGTAAACAACGTAGAATCTAAACTGGAGGTTGCTCTTGCTGGATTCAAAAAGAAAGAAGTTAAAGTTTACACTGAGTTTGGTAAGCTAATTGTTGAAGGGAAGAGGGAGGAGAAAGAAGAATCTGATACATTTTTCCATAGAGGTCTTGCTAACAGATCATTTGAAAGGTCTTGGACTATTACAGATGATACTGAGATTAAGGAAGTTAATTTTGAAGATGGTCTTCTTACCATTAATCTTGGTAAGGTAGTTCCAGAACATCATACTAGAAAGGATTGGCTTTAAAGGTTGCATCCCCTTCAAAGTATGGTATAATGATGTTATAGTTGTTGTTATATAATGTCTCTGGATTTTTCTGAGTTGACAAAGGGGATAGAATTTAAAGAGTTCTTACGTTATGGTGAGAATCCTCATCAAGAAGCAGCATGGTTTGCCTTTCCAAATGAAGGTTTATCTGCTGCTTCTCAATTGCAAGGTAAAGAGTTAAGTTATAATAATCTTATAGATTTAGAAGCAGCAATATCTACAGTTCAGGAGTTTGAAGGTGATCCTGCTTCTGTTGTTATTAAACATACTAATCCCTGTGGGGTGGCTATAGGTGATAATATCTATAGTGCTCTGATTAGATCATTAGATGCGGATAGGGTTAGTTGTTTTGGTGGAATTATTGCTCTTAATAGAGAAGTAGATGATTTATGTGCTACAGAGATATATAAAAGCTTTTATGAATGTATAGTTGCACCCAAATTTACCGGTCATGCATTAAAGATTCTTTCTGGTAAGAAGAATTTAAGATTGCTTAAATTGGATATAGATAATATGAAATTATCTACCTACAATCTTAGAAGTATATTGGGAGGGATTGTTGCTCAAGAGAGAGATAATAAACCAATTGATCCTACTAACTGGAAGGTTGCTACTGAACGTATTCCTACCACTCAGGAAATGATTGATCTTACATTTGCCTGGAAGGTAGTAAAGCATGTACGCTCTAATGCTATTCTAGTTGCTCGTGATGGGAGGACACTTGGAGTTGGTGCAGGACAAATGAATCGTGTTGGATCTGCTGATATTGCACTACAATCTGCTGATCCTGGTGCTGGTTCTGTATTGGCAAGTGATGGGTTCTTCCCATTTGGGGATACAGTAAGATTGGCATATGATTTTGGTATTAAGGCAGTCATCCAACCAGGTGGAAGTCTTAAAGATCAGGAATCTATTGATGCTTGTAATGAGCTAGATATGACTATGGTACTCACAGGCAAACGACACTTTTTACACTAAAGAACTATGGCTTACGCATTATTGAGTGTATCGAATAAAGAAGGAATCCTTCCTTTGGCATCTGCATTACACTATGTTTATGGATATGATCTTATTTCTAGTGGTGGCACTGCTGCTGTTATTAAGAAGGCAGGTATACCTGTAAGTAAAGTATCTGAGTATACTGGTTCGCCAGAGATTCTTGGTGGAAGAGTGAAGACATTACACCCTAAAGTTCATGGTGGTATTCTTGCTAAACGTGGTGATCCTAATCATGATATAGATATGAAATCAAATGGTATTGGATTCATTGATGTTGTGGTGGTAAATTTATATCCATTCCAAGCAACAGTTGCTAAGGAAGGTGTAACATGGGAAGACGCAATTGAGAACATTGATATTGGTGGTCCTACTATGGTAAGGTCAGCAGCAAAGAATCATGCATATGTTTCTATATTAACTAATCCAGAACAGTATGAGATGTTTGTAGAAGCACTCAAAGAAGATACTGTGGATGAGATGAGACCACAACTTGCATTGGAAGCATTCCAACATACTGCTGAGTATGATAAAGCAATTAGTACATGGATGAAGAATGAACTATAAAGATGCTGGTGTTGACATAGAAGCAGGTAATGCTTTTGTCGAAAGTATCAAGAGGAGAGTTCCCAATCTTGGATTGGGATTTAATGGTATGATGAGATTGCCTACTGGATATGAGAAACCTGTATTGGTTTCTGGTACTGATGGAGTAGGAACTAAGTTAAATATTGCACAATTATTTAATGGACATAAGGCAGTAGGCATTGACCTTGTTGCTATGTGTGTTAATGACGTCATTACAGGTGGTGCCAAACCATTATACTTTTTGGATTATATTGCATGTGGTAAGTTAAATGAAGACATATTGGGCCAAGTAGTAGATGGTATTATAGAGGGTTGTAAGCAGTCTGATATGGAACTCCTTGGGGGAGAGACTGCTGAGATGCCAAGAATGTATAGTTCTATGAAGTATGACCTTGCAGGGTTCTGTACAGGTATTGTAGAAGAGACTGAGATGATAGATGGTAGTCTTATTAAACCTGGAGATAAGATTATTGGTATAGAAAGTAGTGGACTTCATAGTAATGGTTATAGTTTAATCAACGACCTGTTATTCAAGCATAAGATTTTCTTTAAGGATTGTCCTGAGTTGCTTAATCCAACTATCATCTATGCACCATTAGTTAAAGATTTATTAGATGAGTTTCCTATTCTTGGTATGGCTCATATTACTGGTGGTGGTATTCCTGAGAATCTTCCAAGGTGTCTACCAGAAGGACTTAAAGCAAATGTGGATTATAACTCATGGGAGTTTCCAAAACTTTTCCATAAGATTATGATGGCTGGTGAGATACCCGAAGAGGATATGAAAACTACATTTAATATGGGAATAGGATATTGTTTAGTTGTTCCTCCTGAAGTAGTAGTAGATGTGGAACTTAGAATATATGGACATGGATTGAAGTCGTGGACAATCGGTGAGATTGTGGTATAATATATAAAGGAAAGAAATAAAAATGACAGTAAAACTTACATTATTAAAATCTGGGGAAGAAGTTATTTCTGATATGAAAGAGATGACTGTAGAAAATCCCGAAGGTGGTGATCCTAAAGTCATAGGATACCTTCTTCGGTATCCTTGTAGAGTGAAACTCTGGGGGAATGATGTGGATACCGCAGGAGCTACTGCTCTTCCTCTTAAAATGAGACTCCTTCCTTGGATGCCATTATCAAAAGATGATAGCGTTCCTGTTGTAGCTGACTGGGTGATTAGTATTATGGAACCAGTCGATAAATTAAGAGAAATGTATCAAACCGTATTGGAGCGTTATGAAAGTAGACAACTTGCAGATTCTGGTGTTAGTGAATCAACAGAGGATTTTGAGTCAGGTGGAGGAAGTGACGAGTGAATTGGGGGCCCCCGATTGTAAATTGGTAGAACCATTTATTATTAATGAGGATGGTACTTTATCCCCTTGGTTGTTGGATGTGACAACTCAAAATACTTTTATGCTTTCATCTGATAAGATTTTGACATTAGTGGAACCTAATAGTAAACTAATACAAAAGTATGAGGACGTGATTGCAGAATGAGATTCTATACTAATGTTCAGATGATTGGAAACAATTTTCTGGTGCGTGAAGTTGTGGATGGAGAGAGGTCAATATACAAGGAAGAGTACTCACCTACTCTTTTCGTAAAATCTAATAAAAAAAGTAAATATAAAACTCTAGAGGGAGAAAGTGTTGAACCTATTCAACCAGGTTCAGTACGGGATTGTAGAGAATTTATTAAAAAGTATGATGGTGTAGAAGGATTTAAGATATATGGTAATGATAGGTACGTCTTTCAATATATTTCTGATAAGTATCCTCAGGATGAGGTGAAGTTTGATATAAAGCATATCAAACTAGTGACAATGGATATTGAGGTTCAGGCTGAACACGGTTTTCCTGATCCAGATGCTTGTGCTGAAGAGATGTTAACTATCTCTTTACAGGATTATACTACTAAGAAGATTACTACGTGGGGAAGGAAACCTTATACTCCTACTCAAGACAATGTAACTTATTATTATTTTGATGATGAGATTGCAATGTTGAACTCATTCTTGTATCATTGGTCTAAAAATCCCCCAGATGTTATTACTGGATGGAACGTAAGGCTTTATGATATTCCATATTTGTGCGGAAGAATATCCAGGATAATGGGTAATAAGAAACTCAAGATTATGTCACCTTGGGGATTGGTTACTCAGGATGAGATTTATATTACTGGTAGAAAATTTAATGTATATGATATTGCTGGGATGACGACTCTGGATTATCTGGAGTTGTATAAGAAGTTTACTTATAAGGCACAAGAATCATATAGATTGGATTATATTGCTGGTGTAGAACTAGGACAGAAGAAGTTAGACCACTCTGAGTTTGATACCTTTAAGGATTTTTATAGGGGTAATTGGAAGAAGTTTGTAGATTACAACATCATTGACGTTGAATTGGTTGACCGTCTTGAGGATAAGATGAAGTTGATTGAATTGGCATTAACTATGGCATATGATGCCAAGGTTAATTATCAGGATATCATGTTCCAAGTACGCACCTGGGATACAATCATATATAATTATCTCAAGAAAAGAAATATTGTTATTCCTCCTAAAGACCGTAGTGATAAAAATGAGAAATTTGCAGGAGCATACGTCAAGGAACCGAAACCAGGACGCTATGATTGGGTGGTCTCTTTTGACCTTAATAGCTTGTACCCTCATCTTATTATGCAGTACAATATCAGTCCAGAAACCCTCAGGGAGACTAGACATGCCAGCGCAAGTGTTGAAGGGCTTTTAAATAAGAAGATTAAGATTGATGGTGAGTATGCAACTTGTGCTAATGGAGCACAATATAGGAAGGATATAAAAGGATTTCTTCCAGAATTAATGGAGAAGATGTATGCGGAACGTGTTATATTTAAGAAGAGGATGCTCACAGCGAAGCAGGAGTATGAGAAGACACCCACGGTTGCTCTTGAAAAAGAGATTGCCAGGTGTAACAACATCCAAATGGCAAAGAAGATCTCTCTTAACAGTGCTTATGGTGCTATCGGTAATCAGTACTTTAGGTATTATAAATTAGCCAACGCAGAAGCAATTACTCTTTCAGGACAAGTCTCAATTAGATGGATTGAGAATAAAATGAATGAATATCTAAATAAATTGTTAAGCACAGAGGATGTAGACTATGTGGTGGCATCAGATACTGATTCAATATACATCAATTTTGGACCACTTGTGGATAAGTTTTTTACTAGCCAAAGTGATGATAAGGCTAAAATTGTATCAATACTCGATAAGATTTGCCAGGATAAATTGGAACCCTTTATTGATAAATCCTATGAAGAATTGGCGGATTATGTAAATGCATATGACCAAAAAATGCAAATGAAGAGAGAGAATATTGCTGATAGAGGTATATGGACTGCAAAGAAAAGATATATTTTAAATGTGTGGGATAGTGAGGGTGTTAGATATGAGGAGCCTAAGTTGAAGATAATGGGTATTGAGGCAGTTAAATCCTCAACACCTGCTCCTTGTCGTCAAGCTATTAAAGATGCTCTTAAGTTGGTGATGAGTGGTACTGAGGATGATGTAATTGATTTTATCTCTGATGCTAGAGAGAAGTTTAGGAAACTTCCTCCTGAGGATATTGCTTTTCCTAGGACAGTATCTGATGTGAATAAGCATAAGTCATCTTCTACCATTTATGGTAAAGGAACTCCTATTCATGCAAGAGGTGCATTACTTTATAACCATTATATAAAAGAGAAGAAATTAGATAACAAGTATTCTATTATTAATAATGGTGAGAAGATAAAGTTCTGTTATCTTAAGAAACCAAATTCCATTAGAGAGAATGTAATTTCATTCATTTCTGATTTTCCCACTGAGTTGGATCTTGACAGATATATTGATTATGACTTACAATTTGAGAAGGCATTTCTTGATCCTGTTAAAGTTATTCTTGATGCCATTGGATGGAACGTTGAGAAGACTGTAAACCTTGAGTCGTTTTTTGGGTAATGTTTTTTAAAAAAATTAGTCTTGTCACTGGTGGATTTGATCCTATACATAGTGGACATATATCATATTTCACAAGAGCAAAAGATTTCTCTGATTATCTTGTGGTAGGAATCAACACAGAGGAATGGTTGACTAAAAAGAAAGGACAATATTTTCAGTCTTGGATTGAACGTGCTGAAGTTATTAGGCACTTGAATATGGTTGATGCTGTTATTACAGTTCCAGATGATGATGAAGGTTCTGCTTGTGGGGCTATTGCTAAATGTTTAGAGATTGCAGAAACAGTTGTTTTTTGTAATGGTGGTGATAGGGGTAAAACTAATACTCCAGAAGTTGTTAAATATGGTGAAGATCCTAGAGTACAATTTGAGTTTGGTATTGGTGGTGATGATAAAATGAATAGTAGTTCGTGGATTCTTAAAGGTTATTTTGAAAGACAACGTAAATTATTAGGTATTTGAAATGGATTTTTTAAAGGACATTGTAAAGGAGATCGGTGATGACTACACCCAACTCGCATCCGATATATCGGACAACGAACAATATATTGATACGGGTTCGTTGGTTTTTAACGGACTTGTTTCAGGCAGTATATTTGGGGGTGTATCTGCTAATAAAATTACTGCCATTGCTGGAGAGTCTAGTACTGGAAAGACTTTTTTCTCTCTCGCCGTGGTTAAGAACTTTCTTGATACTAACCCCTCCGCTTATGCTCTCTATTTTGATACTG